GATTTACCCTTTGCTAACTAAATACATATACATCATGTCACTGCGGAAGCATAATCTTTCATGCGCATCCAGTGGATCACCAGATTGATGACCGTCTGAATAAAAACTCTTGTCAATTCCGTTTCCGAGATAGTTTCGAGCATTAAAATGCTTGTTAACGTATGCCTTAGCTTCTTTGTAGTTTTCTTCGCCAAATCGTTCGATCAAATAGTTCATGATATTTTCCTCTTTTTTGTCTTATCCAAAATAAGCAATAACTTGTTGTTTGTTCATTACTTGCTTAACTGCTTGTTTACCAACTGATATTACTCCGTGCTGTCCACGAACAATTTTTGAACCGTTTTCTAAAATAACGGTTGCTGTCTTCTGCTTGTCATTCAATAAGTTTGCAACCTTATGGCTGTTTAAATTGTTTATTTTTGATGCCTTTTCGATAATCGATACGAAATTGTTTGATTTTTCTTGAGTTTCTTCAAACATTTCAGCTAACATGTTACGGCCATCGGTTGTGACGATGACGGCACCCTTGAGTTCGCCCTCGATGATGATGCTTGAGTTGTTGATATTCTTAAATGTTGTCATGTCGTTTACCTCTTCCTTAACCTTGAATTAAGTATACCGCTTAATTAAGCAGTGTGCAATAGATTAATGTTACGATTGTGTTACAGTTATATCTAATGGCAAATAACATTAAGAGTTCATCTTGTTTAATACGTACTATTATTTTAGAGGGAAAATAATATGAATAAGGAACAAACAATACGTGTGATTTTGAGAATCATGCCTCCGCGCACAATTAACAAGAAGACTGGAATAGATATCTACTTACTTGATGCGCACCAGAAGTATGGTGAACCTATTGGAGAGATAACCGAAGAACAGCAAGCTGCATTAGATAAATGGTGTGATTCGTTACAATAAAAAAGCCCAACTAGAATTATCCAGTTGGGCTTTTTTATATTTATTCAGTTTTCTTTTCTTCATCCTTACCGAACCCATTAGCAAAACCGTCAATGATTGAAGTGATCGATTTAGTGGCTGTCTCGTTCAGTCCAGTTGATGCGAAACCTGCCCAGACACCTAAGACGATGTCTTGAACTAACTTAGTATCTTTGGTGTACAGAGATAACGCTACGGCTACCGCAATACCAACCACTACTGCGATAATCGGTAGCAAGTGATTGTTAATCTTAGTTGGCTTGAGAACCTGTACAATTAGCCATACAATTACTAGAATAGCGATGTTTGAATCAATATTAAATGTCATGAGTTCTCCTATTTTATCGTCGCGAACGACTTCATCATCCAAACGGGTTCACCACCTATTTCAACTTGAACAGCCGTTGCTGTTTGGCTTAACACCTTGTACTTACCATCTAATGTGAAGTACTCAGTCCTACCATTGTTTCCTTGAATATTTTGGTTACGCAAATTATTACCGTAACGATCAGTCATGGTAAATGAACTGATTGGCATGTAGTTATTGTAATCAATTACCGGAATACCCATGTCCTTGTTGACACCATAGATCTTGCCGTTCCATTGCGTCCAGTAATCGGCTACATATACCCCACTGAATGTGGCATAGTGGGTCTTGTTAGTCGTACTTGGCACATTAGTTGATTGTGATGGCTTAGCAGCGACCTGTTCAGCAGGCTTAGCGTTATCCAATGATCCAACAACCATGACGTTACCGTCAACGCCAAAGTGATTATCAGCATATTGCCAAATCTTCACATTTGAAAAGTTGGGGAAGTAGTTCATATCTGGTGTAGCTTGATGCGCAGTAGTCAAATACCAAGCTAACCATAATGCGTTAGGGTAACGGGCGTTAATACGGCTCAAGTCAACATATGAATTAACGTAACTTGTGTAGCTGTAAAACATTGGCTTGTAACCCGCGGCATAAATGGCGTCCATGAATGTTAAAATAGCGGTCGTGTTGTTTGCCTTGTTATAGCCCGCGCCTGCTTCGTAATCTAAAGCGATGTATGAACCCTTAGCTAGTCCTGCGCTTTGCGCATCTTGAATAGCTAATTGAGCGTGATAGCTAGCTTCAGCAACTGAATCGCCAAACTCGCCCCAAAAATATCCACCTGTTTGCATACCAACTGCGTCAGCATTATTAATTTGTGCATAGGCACTAGGGTTGCTATAATGAGCTCCCTCACCGCCTCCACGTCCACCTAATTTAACTATCGTGAAGTTATCACCTACTTGCTTGAATGAGTTGAAATAGCTTGTAGTAGTGCCCTGGTAACTGGCTACGTCAATACCTAGTGTATTAGCTGATACACCTGTTACCATTGCAATAGAAAAGGCAACCACTCCTGTTAGAGTAATTACCCATCGTTTTAATTTATTCAATTAGCACACCTCCTTGTGGCTAGGCATTGCGCTTAGCTTCGTGTTCTGCTGCTACATCTTCGACTTCCTGCCAATCAGAGTTGGATTGATAGTCAGCGATTGGTAGTTCACGACATTTTTGGTAAATCTTTTCGCCAGTGCCATTACCTTTTAATCCGGTGTAGGCTTTCCAAGTATATTCAAGGTCATCAAGTTCACTTAAAGTAATCTTACCTCGTTTGATGTACTTACCACCTTTTTCATACAGTTGTGAATGTAATGTGGCCAAACTGGCTGATTTCAACAACTTAAATTGTCCACTCCAAACTTTGATCCAGCCTAATACCGTAGTTCCTGTCAAAACCGTGATTGCACCACCTACCCACCCTATTTCATCAAATAATTCTCCCAATGCACCGTGCATTATCAACCTCCTTTCATCTCCCATTATTTAGTGGCTGACACCACGTATTCCTCGCCGGTAATCGTTTTGTAGTCATTAGTTGTAATAGAATTCTTAGCTACTTCAGCAGCGACTTCGGCTTTATCCATCGTGTGCCATAACTGATATGCAAATTTGAATACAATAATCATGATTTAGTGCCTCCTTGTGCTAATGATGTTAGTGCCTGTTCTAGTGACGCGATATGTTGCTGCTGATCGGCAATTTGCTGAGCCGTTACCGTCAATGATTCTTGTTCAGCCGTTGGCCTAATATCTGGTGTTGGCTCAACTGGTGCAACGTAGTTTTGGTTAGCAACAACAGTGTCGTTCTGTAGCAAGTATAAAGATGGCTTGAAATTTTTATCAAAACCATCTGGTAACGTACCTGTGTATTCAATTCCTTGATTAGTGCTACCGACTGTTACATAACCAGTAATAGCTTGTTGATTATCTATTAATAGCTGCATTTATCTCACCCCTATAATTTGTGAAATCATGAAATTACCTTTGCCTGTGTTATAGGTACCGGTACCTGTGGCCAAGTTAGCAGTAATATGATTAAAACTGGAAAGCTTGAGATTGGTATTGTCAACCTTTTCCAAAAAGGCTTCAAAAAAGTCCATGTTCAACACGTCATTACTTAACGCATTCGACATGTTCATGCCATCCCAGTACAGTAGTGACGGCACCCCTGTCAGTGTACCGGGTCGTGAAGCCTGCAAACGAGCACTATTTGAGACATCATTAAAACGATAATTAACAATCAACCCATCGTAATTATACATATCATCTACCAATGTTAATGTAGTGCCTACTGCCAAATCAGCCAATCCAGCCCACAAAATAGTTTCTGTGGTCACTTTAGACCAAATAGTTGGGTGGCTTAACGGTTGGGTCGGTGCTAGGACGATTACCTTGCGCCAAGTTGAACCTGTAGCGACTTGCGTGGCTGTAATTAATTTATCGCCATTGAATACCTTGCTAACCTCAATAAACCATTCATTATATCCTGTTAATCCATCAATTAGTGGCACATCTTTGAGCAGCACACCACCCGAATAGAATCCCGGTTCCAAGTCATTGACTGAGACTGGAACGATTAATCTCGTACGTTGCCTGTTAAGTGAATCAACTAGCCGTTTATCCATGGGGGACATCAAGCCATTATTCTGTATTGATGCTGGAATCATGTTAGCAGCTAGCTCTGTCGTCTTACGTCCAATTTGATTAATTTTATCAACTATATTTGCCATATTTAAATCACCTCCTAGTAAGTAAATTGTCGATCAGTTGCCCGACCTAGTCCGTTCAACATCACCTTACGGTTTGCCGTATCAATCGTGACCACCGTGATACCTAACTCGTTAATTGTTCCCACATTACCCTGATCAAGATTGGCGTCTGCCAGAACAATACAGTTAGTAAAGTGATCCAATGGTTTGATGATTTCTGCATGGACGTGCCCACCAAAGAAACCGGCTATTGGCCGTGCACCTTGCGAGCTAAAGTCAGTTGCAATTGATACCTGACATTCTTCCGGCGTACCAGTATCTGACTTACCGCTGTAGCTTGTCCCGGTGGCAACCGCGTCTAAAAGCCCCTTGATAACAGTTTGGTTGTACATCTTGGACTCACTCCCTACGGAGTAGCCATAAGGTAATGGCGCGTGCGTTACAAATGCAATCTGATAGCCATCCGGAATATTCTTAAGAGCTACATTCGCTAGCCAATTGATTTGGTCTTGTGAGTACGTACTGATTAGGTAACGTTGGAACTTGACCGTCCCGTTAGCGTTAACTGGTGTTTCTGGGACGTCATAACTATTCAGACCTATTAGACGAATCTTTGCATCAGTATAATCCTTATAGAAGTAGAGACTACCATCACTACGATTCTCACCGTTAATTAGATCTTCGGTCTGATACATTTCTTTGAACTTGGCATCGGTAATCGTGTCACTAGGATAAATATCTCCAAAACGCAATTGCGCTGAGTTATCATCATGGTTACCAAGCATTACATACTTGTCAGCTTTCATTGTAGTCTGTAATAGCTTAGCTGCGTACACTGAACCGTCTGCAATCGTATGAGGTAGATTGGCATCCAATCCGTTAACGTTATCACCGTTGGCAACCATGACATCAACTGCATTACCTAACCGGTTAAACGCACCTAAATGTTTATATGCATCAGCCGTTAATGGGTAGCCGTACACACTCGACTTATCGTACAGGTTCTCGTAATGGCTATCTGAAATAATCGCCATCTTAAAGCCACCGACCGGAAGTTTAGCAATAAAATCATCAACTTGAGTTGCCCACGAACGTGACAGCTTGCCTCCAATATCCAGTGATTCATTAATGTTTACTTTACCGACCAACAAGTTCTCTAATGGCTGAATAGCCGTATCAAGATCAGCTTGGGTTAAAAGACCATCGGCTTTGATTTTAGCTGATAAAGCTGTAAGCTGATCCTCTGCCAAGGAAACTCGCTGTTTATAGGTATCTAAGTTCACGTTCTCATCAGTAATTAATTTATTGATATCATTTTGCCATTCAATTAACTTAGCTTGAACATTACTGTCAGTTTTGCTAATCAATTGCTCAGATCCATCAAGTAATTTTTGCAGTTCAGTTCTAAATGGTGCCTTATTAACGAACATATCCGGATTACCATTGTAGACATGGAACCAGATATTGAATGTTGTCACGCGCTTACCATCAGCATTTTGTAACCCTAAGAAGCCATAAAAATAACCTTCCTGTGGGAACATTGTTCCGGGAATATTCATCTTAACTCGACCTAATCCAACAATGTCATCGCTAGTCCCAACATAGCTTACTGCTTCACCGGTTTCAGCGGTAACCCGGTCGTTTTCATCAAGGCTGCCCACGAATCCGGTAATAAATGGCACTAGCCCATCTTGAAATTGTTGTGCTACTCCCCGCTCTTTAAATTGGACAACCAGTGGAACTTGTTCATCACCTACTCGGCCATTAAAGCTATCACTAAGATTGAAAGCATCACCTGAACTAATTTGTTGCTTATACGTATCTAATGTAATTGTGCTAATCATTTATTCACCTTCTTTAGTTTCAAATACCTTGCCATCAACAATTGAAATTGGCACATCATAATCAGACAAGATATTAACGATTGCTTGTATGTTCGTCTCGTAAATATTTAGCTTTTTAGACATATCGTCAAATTTATAAGCCTCTATTTTATCCAATGACTGTTTAATTTCTTCAAAGTTTTGATTCAGCCCATTGCGTAAATCACCATTGATTTCATTACCAAAGTCACTCTTTATCGTCATTCGTTTCCTCCTTTTTCCGCAGTTACTTTACCTTCATCATCTACTGTGACGTTAAACACCGTGCCGTTAGGAGACAACAATTGTAGCCCACCTGACAACTTGGTTTGGCCTTCATAATTTTTGTTACCTTTAATCGTTTCATCATCTTGATTGGTTGGTGCTGTGTACTTAATACCATTAATTAGTAACGCACCATCATCATCAAATGACAGGTCATATTTGGTACCTTTTGGCGAGTTAAAAGATAAGTTAGGTAAAACCAAGTCGTCAAAGTCAGTTGGTTTAAAATGAAAACCGTCGGCAGCAATCAGTAATCTTGCGGTTTCTTTGTTGCCGTCAGGGGCTGCATAAATAGCTTTTCCTATTCCTAACGCGCTAACGTTTTCTGCTATTCCAGGTCTTTTATTATTCCAATCCGTCATATTAACTCCATATATACCAAACGCCATTGTTCATCATTGTTGAAACATCTTGAGTTAGTTGTTTAACCGATGCACCAATGTTTTCGTTAGTTTTGTGCGCATTTCTTTGCAATGCCAAATTGCGGGCGTAATCAAACAGCTTATTTCCAAACGTCAGCGTGTCTGTCTGCTTAGAATCTTGAGGGTAATACGTCATACCAACAATTCTGGTATCAACATCAACACCTAATCTATCTTTCAGCAAACCAGAATTGCCAACCCTGATGCTATTAATGTCAGACAGCTTAGCACCGTGCTCAAACTCTGCGCGTTCCATCGTGTACTGAATGATTGGGTAATCTTGTAGCTGACCCTTGATGTAACTCAATAGTGATCCACTATCTGTAAAGCGATCATCTTGCACGGTAGCTGCTTGTTTAATGCCCCAAATATCAGCATTAGGACTTTTGTATTCAGCAGTAGCGGCATATGTGCCATTATCATTCTGTTTCCCTAATCCCTTGATATACGTCCTGATGTTGCTGTAATCTTCCGTCCACGCAATTTTAGATGCATTGTATCCATCAATAAATACAAACTGATCTAATTCTCCCATCTGTTTGTAAATGTGAATCGTCCAATTATCAAAATAAAACTCAAATCCAAAATCATCTTTCAGCGTGTTCATTAACAAGCTATCAGCGAAATCTCCACCAAACCCATCACTAAATGAGTAGTTTTTAAAGCTGTCATGTATCACATACTTAAACCCAGTACCATCAGTGATGAACTTCATGCAGTCATCTAAACTTTGCGTATTAGATAAACGTTTTTCAACATATTTATCATGTAAATCAGTACCAACATGGATTGCTGACACTTGATAGCTGCGGCGGTTACCCAATGAAGTAGGATTGACGTTTGTTAATCTAAATGTTTGACCCGTTTCTGGCACCATAACGCTTGTTTGTGGCGACATCATCAGTGTTGCAACTTTATTTTGTACACTGTCATCAAACGTGAATGTTAGTGTACTTAGCTCGTTTAAATTTTCGGTTATCGACAAATTATAAACAATAATTGGTGTATTATCAGGCAATGCCTGTTTTGCATAAATTACATTTGACATCAGTAGTAGAACCTCGTTATGAATTGTGCTGTGAAGTTGCTTGAGCCAATAATTTCCATATCATTATCACTAATTGCGTAATCAACAAATTCACGGTTAGATAATCCATTTCCAAGTCTCTGAACGCCATTAACCATTGGTACTAAACCAATTAACTTAAACTCATCACTTTTCGTCAATGGCTTAAAGTAAGTAAATGATTGACAGGTTGTATTATTTTTAAGTGTGATACCATTTGGAGCATCGCCTTTAAATACAAACGTCACTGGTCGTTCACTGGCCAGCAATGGAATAATTGACATGTTTAAGACGTTGAATTTAGTTTGATTAATAAATGAATACTTTGGTGTATCAAACGATATACCCATACCAATGCCGTAAGTACCACCATCAAACGTAAATGGATCCAATGTGGTTGCGGTACTTTCGGCAAGTCCCTCGTAAGCAACTAGATTAATAGCTACACTCTTTGCTTTCCAATAGTTAGCCAAACGTGGGTAGCTAAATGCTTCAGCAACAACTTTCCATCGCATGAAAGGTGTTCGCATATTGATAATATAAAAAGGCTCTGTACTGCTGAATATTCGCAGTACCTTGAGCCTTTGCAATTCATAATCATAATTATCACGTGTCGTAACATCAAACGTAAGCGGAATGGATAGTTGTTGTATCTGCGTATCGACTAATTCAGCACCATACTTGCCAACTTGATTATATGTGTTTTGAAAATTAGCAGAAGGCGGATCAAATGTGACGACTTTAATGCCTTCCGCTTCCAAATCGTAAGTTGTGCCATCGCGTCTTTGAACGACAATGTCGCCTTGATATTTAGTAGCCATAAGTATTACCAGTCCTCTGCCCTTTCAATTGAATTTCTTGGTTCTGCATAATTTTAATTTTTGGATAAGTAGCTCGCGCAACTTCTCCGCTATCCATTTGAATAACCATATGAACATCACCAGTCAAATCAACACTACCGCCATTACCAAATGCACCAGCAGATCCAGAAAAACTAGGCTGCGGAGACATGACTGACTGCATACCACTTTTAGCCCCTTGAACAATACTTGCCATCTTAGCTGATAAGCTGTTAGGTGCTTTCTTAGCACGCGCAACAATAGCTTCGTTAATATGTTCATCTGCTGTTGCTCTTGCTGGATTAATAGCAATTTCTGGTTGACCAGGTATTTCACCGAATATACTTGGCTTGTCTGCCCAACCGCCGTTAGCAAACTGTTTAACGTTTTTTATAAGGCTAGATAGGTACCCTGTTCCATTGGCATATCCATGACCTTGACCAAGAAACGATAAGTCGGTGCCATATCTTGATTTAGCGTAGTTCAAACCAGCCAAAATATTATCGTAACCATTCATGATATTATTGTGACCTGCTAATGCAAATGCTCTAAATGTGCCCGGTTTAACTTGCATCAAACCAGTAGCATTACCGTCCGCAAGTCCGTCATTGCCGCCCATTGCACCAGCATTACCACCTGATTCAGTCTGTATCTGTTTCAATACTTTGTTGACCATTGAACCACTGGTGCTTAATCCTAATTTACTTAAGGCACTCTTAACATCGCCAGACCAACGAGAAACCCCGTCTCCAGCTGGCTCTCCATGACTCTCTTGGGTAGGAGCAATAAACTTCTTAATCCAATCAAACATGCCACCAACTTGTGACCTGATTAGTGAAGACATTGGGTTAGATGACTGTTTTGTATCTTCTGATTTCAGACCGGGTACACGATGGTATCCCTCTAGTTTTTCAGACCAATCAGACACATTAGCCCAACCAATGTTAGGGTTAGAGCTTGGACTCATGGCACTAAACATCTTGCCATTACCGCCGTACACACCTACGTGTTCACTACCACCAGAACCAAAGAATGCTAAATCACCACTCTTGGGGTCTGAAACTGCATCTGAAGCATTGAATTGCGCCCCCGAATACTTAGGGAAACCTTTACCCATTTGACTTAAGGCGTATTCAACAAGGCCTGAACAATCGAAACTATCGGGACCGGCTGCACCCCAAACATATGGCTTACCAGTACCCAATTTAATAACTTCTTTAAGCAGTTCTGAATTGCTTCCACCAGAAGCTTCGTCGTTAGCCATACCCCAAAGTGACTGCCACCAATCAACGGCTTGATTTTTAACGTGTTTAAATGCTCCGCCACTAAGTCCGTCCATCACGTTACCGTTACCACCCGCTTTGGGATTGAATACATTTTCAAGCGTCTTAACGGGGTGAGCAATAGCACCAGTGATGAAACTAAACATCTTAGTGAACTTGTCACTAGCATTCTTAATACCGTCCCATGCATTACCGGCTGTCTTGCCTACCCAGCTACCTGCACTCTTGGCACCGTCCCAAATACTACCTAAGAATCCGGTACCACCAGCAAAGTGCTGTTGACCCATAATCATTGATAATTCGGATGCGTTTAATACTTCGGTTCCCGGCATCAACAAGCGTTCTGTATTACGACCTTGAACAACTTCCATTGCCCCATTAGGGTGTATCAGTGCTTCTTTGTTGCCTGTTTCAGGACTATCAAATCCATCATTAAGCACTGCCATTGTTGGACTAGTAATCGCTCTACGAACATTGCTAAATGCACCAGTTCCACTAGCAAATGGCACTTTGGGTATCTTGCTTAGCGCATTCTTTGGACCACCAAAATCGTGGATCAAGCCGTTAATACCGTCAATACCAGTATTAGGAATCTTGATAACTGCGTTAATGCCCTTACCAGCTAGCGACTTCATACCGTCCCACATGTCACCGAAACCGTTCTTAATACCATTCCAAGCATCAGAGAACGACTTGCCAATCTTGTCAAGCACACCATCAAGTGTACTTTTTAGGGCGTTAATACCCTTGCTACCGGCTTTTTTAATGTTGTGCCATGCATCTGTGAATGTATCAGTTACTGCATTCCATGCGCGCTGCCATATCTTTTTAATCCAATTCAATGTATCAGATATGATGTCGCCTAACCAATCAATAATTGGTTTAAAGAACTTCTTAATACCATTCCATATTTTCTCAAACACATCAGATATACCACGCCATGCGCTGGTCCATATTTTTGATATGAAATTAAGTGTAATTGTGAATATCTTTTTGTAAAAATTAAATTCAGTTTCTAATAATTTAACAAGGAAATTCCAAACAGTAGTGAACACTTTTTTAACGACATTCCAAGTAGCCGACCATACCTTAATTGTAAAATCATGTATGGCTTGTGTAACGCCATTAAATATCTTCGTATACCCTTGCCAAAGTTTGACAATTAACTTAATTGACGAATCCCAAGCTTTTTTTACTGGTTCCCATATTTTTGATAAGAATTTAACCGTGCCATTCCATGCTTTTTTAATCCAAGAAATAAGTGTATTGAATATTTTCTTGAGTGGCTCAATTAGTGGCTTAACAATAATTATTGCCAAACCAACGGGTATTGCCAATGCATACAACAGCAACTTTCCAAATCCTTTTGCCAGCTTAACAGCAGCATTTACAAATGAGTTCCAGCCTTTGACAAATCCTTTAACTAGCCCATCAAACCATTTACCAAACACACTAGCGCCGTTTCCGATTGACTTGCCAACATTGCTAAACCATTTGCCTAATCCGCCAAAGAAATCAGATATGTGTTTTTTACCGTTATCGGCAGACTTACCAAGTCCATTAAAGAACTTGCCAATCGCTTTACCTGCTTCACCAAACCACTTACCAACTCCCTTAAAGAAGTCAGCAGCGCCGGATACTAAACCATTAATAAAATCTCTGAATTTCTTGTTGTGTTTATATAATTCGTAGAAAGCTACGCCAATAGCAATAACTGCTGTGATTATAATAATGAATATATTGGCTTTCATAAACGTATTCAAAGCTTTCCATGAATCGCCTAACAACATTACCGCTATTCTAAATGATGTAAATGCATCTTTTACAACCGTTATACCAGAACTAACTAGCTTAAATACACCAATTGTTCCCTTAACAGCAATAAGCGCTGTTGCGATTGATCCAATCGCAATTCCTATTGCTTCTAGTGCTTTTTTATGTTTTGCAACGGATTCAAGTGCCTTTGCAACCGGATTTATGTTTTCTTTAGCGCCTTTTGTTTCGCCAACCATTGCCTTAAATGCCCCGACAATATCGAAAACAACATCAACAAATGTTTCAAAAATACCAGATGCAATTGAACCGATTATCTCTCCTAATGGTTTAACTATTTCTGTAATAGCTCCAAATAATATATTTAACTCTTGCGATATAGAAACTATTACGTCAAAAACACCGCTAAAGTCAAACTTTTTCTTTGATTTATCAGCAGAATTCCCAGCATTTGTAAATCCATCAGCAATTCCTTTGATAAGATTTACAAATGTAGATACTACTCCACCTGCGATAACACCTACAAATCCGCCAATAGCTTGTGCTACTGGTTTGATTGCTTCGACTAGCCCTTCAAAAGCTTTCTTTATTGCGTCAACATTTTTACCAACACCATTATTAGCAACCACGCCTAGTACATTATTTTTAAAACTAGTAGCAAACATCGATAGAGCATTGCCAATAATTCCAAATGTTTTTGTGATGACCTCTTCGATCCCACCGAATATTGCAACAATAGTATTTTTATTGCGCTCGATAAATTGAATAAAACCACCAATAATCGTCAACAGTCCGCCAAAAGCTTTCCCGACACCGTCAGCAAATACTTTCATGCTGTCATCGCTGACGATTTTTTGGAGCGCCTCGGTTGCTGATTTACTCATATTAAACGAGCTTTTCATGACATCACCAGACAATACAGATAGTCTAGATTTAAGGTACATGCTCATACCTTGCATTGACGTCATCGCTTCTGCTGTACCACCCTTGTACTTCTCGCCAAGATAATCAAGTGTTTCCGTAAACTGTTCAGCTGAAAGCTTACCAGCGGCACTCATGGCATACAATTCTTTCATGCTCTTACCGGTAGCCTTTTGTAAAGCTTCACCGAACATAGGGAAACGGTTAATCATAACCGCCATATCTTCTGAACTAGCCTTACCACCAGCAACAATCTTAGCGAACATCTCACCAGACTCTGAAATCTGTGGTCCAGTCATGTGCAAGGTAGATCCTAATGCTACGAATGAATCAGTCCATTTCTTGGTTTCTTCAACGTTTGAATGCACGTGGTAGAAACTTTGCGCCATTTTATTAATGTCATCAGCTGCATAGATTGAATGCTGCGACAATGAATTAATGTAATTAAGTAGTTCCTTGCCATCTTTGGGTGCTTCAGTAGTTAAGGCACTCCACACGGTTCTCATCGTGTCTTGTTCCTTGTTGTACTCCATGCCTGCTTTGCTGGCTTCTTTTAATCCATCAACAACAGCACGGATACCACCCATTAATGCTTGAGCCGCGAAAGTTCCAATCATGACATCTTTCAATCGTTTAAACTTGTCGCCAACATCATGCGCTTGGTTTTTCAACGAGCGCAAACCAGTAGATGCATTATCATTCAACTTTACTTCGGATGTAATTTTAGATGGTATTTCGCGTAACAACTTTTCGTAGTCAATGACTTCGCCTTTTTTAGCTTTGGCCAATAACTCTGTTTGCTTTTCTTTCGGCAGTTTGTTTAATAACTCTCTGAAATTAGCAATACCAGCTTTATTAGCTTGTGTTTCTAATTTGACGACTAATGGGTTACCTTTAAACGCGTCTTTGAATTTCTCATAGCCGCCTTTGCCTTCACGTTCAGCCTTACTTTTGAAATCTGTCCAAGTCTTATCCGTTTGGTCATTCAGCAGTAAATCAATATTAATCGAACCATCAGCCATTTAAATTCCTCCTTTCACTTATTATTTGCCCTCCTCGAACATCATGCTGAATACAGATGAGGCGTTGCCCGAGAACATATCAGTACCCTTGTCTTTATCAAGCTGATAATAGAACTGTTGGCTACTAACGAACTGCGCACGCTCTGCATCGTCCTTGTAGTGTGTTAGATCATCACTACGATATTGACGGATCTTTTGAATAGGCGTCTCTGCACCTAAATTATCAAATAACGCCTTGAACTCATCCCAATGCATACGTCCAATCATCTGATTAAGGTCGATGTGGTAGAAGTTCAAAAAAGACGCGTAGATTGCTCCTGCGTCTTGCTCGTAATCGAAGTCTGAATGAAATTCACTTGCCGGTTCATCATCTGTTTCTTCGTCATCGCGGTGCCCATATGGTTGCTCGTTGATGTATTGAAAAATACTAGAAACAATATCACTTTTAACTGCCAAACTGTCAAACCCTAAATCATCAATAATGAATAAATCAAAACACTGCTCGATTTTATCTTCATCATCTAATTCTTCGGAATCCAACACACCAAACGCTGAAATTACAACATCAAACGCTAGATTAATACGATACTCTCGATTAGCTAACTGGATTGTCTTTTCGGGACGTTTAGTAAATGAAAACATTACTCATTTACCTTGTTATTGCGACGTTGCTTACGGTTTTGTCCGCCTTGTTGCTTAGCTAACTCGTTGTCGTTACCCTCATCGAAGAATGTACGTGCCAAGCGAGCGACATTGGTATAACGACCGCCTGCTTTTGCAAAAATGTAATCAGCATCACTTTTATCAAACAATGAATTGATATATTTTGAACTCAATTCAAGAATTTCTTGAGTGAACTCACGAATTTTTTGCTTTTTTGAGTCAACATTCAAATCTTCGAGTTTTGGATCACTCATTTTCTTTTCGAGTTCGCCCAAATCAATTAAAAAGTCCGAAAACTCATTATCGACTTCTGGCGTATAGCGCGCTGTTAGATCGCGGCCCATTAGTGTGAACTTCTTTTCGTTGATTAAAAATGAATTAATTGAAATTGCCATGATATTCTCCTGTTAGCTATTTATATGTAATTGGGCTTCACACCCCATTTGAGCGATTACAGCCGCTGTGCTTGTAATGTTAAGGTTGTGGAGTAGCAGCAACTGCTTGTGGCTTACCGTTAGCAGCAAGCGTGAAGCTGAATGTTTGCTTCACGTTGGCAGCACCACCAAACGGTACGATGGCTTGCAATGTTGCTACGAATTGAACTTGATTTCCCTTTGGATCAGTCCAACGTGCGAGTGTACGCAATGTATCGCCAACAGCAATAAACTTATCGGCAACAAAATCTTGCGCTTCATCGCCATCAACTCGGTGTCCGGCAATAGCAAATGTGATTGCCTTACCAGTCACATCAACATCAGAGAAGCCCATACCAGAATAGTATGGTGTAGTATCTGCTGTTTCTGATGCCGCTGGCGTAATTGTTTGAATGCCCTCAGCTAATGGCGCAAATGTTGCCTTAGCAATGTCTGCAAGTGATGTGTTACCAGTCGTATCAATTTCTAATTTGTTCTGGTAATTTTCGTTAAATTTTCCCATGCTATATTATTCTCCTAAGTCTATTTGTTGTGTGATTTCCACACTGAAATCCAATAAAAAAACACCCTTTTCAGAGACGTCAATCATTGTTAAGAACGGTTGTGGTTCAATATTAATCTTGTTAAATGTATAAGTTCCATCTGTTTCCAAACGTGTAACTCCATCTAGCAGTTCACTAATGCGCCACAATGTATTATTTCCTAATTCAAAATCATCAGTTCGCAAGGCTACTTCAAAAGGTAACGAGCGTTCCTGAATGCCTGACCAGTCTTGACTGATGACTTGCGAACCCGGCTGTGAATAAAAGCCAAAGTCGTTAGCATTGCTTAGCTGACCAATAATCATCGTTTGCGGTAGATTAGGTAGCGTATTGATTTTGTCGGCTAATTTTTCAATTAAGTCCATTATTTCAATAGCTCCTTCCCATAAATGTCAGTCACGGTCTTCATCAAGGCTTTATCACCTATCAATCGCTTATCCCAACGCTTGCTTGTTCCGGGTGTCGTGTAGTTTCGTATTTGAGAACCATTAGTTATGCCGAAGAATTGTGCTCGAGCATACGGAATTGTATAGATGATATGCTGACCATTATCAGATACATGATTAGCTGTTCTCAACCGGTTCTGCTTTTGCATATTCGACTTAGGAACGAAACGTTCCATTGCCATCATTGCTTGGTTAGCTGCCTTGTATTGAGATGCCGACTTGTTCTTCTGCGACAAGATACTATTAGCACGTTCAAGGTCTAACTTAATTGCCATCACAGTACCTCTATTTCATATGACCATACTCCATTGCTTAATGGATCGCGATTGTCAATAATGCGCTGAATGGTGTATTCAATACCATCAAATGTAATCTTGTTGCCTTGACTGGTCTTATCAAACATTAAAAACGGTAATGTCACGCCTTGATACAAAAAAACAACAGCATTAGCAACAACTTGACGATTGTTATTCGTTCCCGAATAGATCGTTTCCTGTTGTACAACACAGTTGTTTATGATTGTATATTTAACCGTCTGTTTACCGTATCTATCTTTAGCACCAGTCGGATCATGGTATATGATTTGCTGATTAGCAAACTTCTTAGGTATTGTCGGTAGTTTAGACACTAGCAACACCTCCGTATCTCAAACCAAATCGACCAAGCAAGACTAACGCTTCATCAGGCACTGCAAATCCACTACTTGTTGATAATGAACCGCCACTATTTGCAGATTGCAGTGTCGTACGTCCAATTTCAACGCTTGAATATGAGCCATCTTTCACATCAGAACTGTCAGTCACGCTGTTACTATCCATGTAATCAATTGTCATTGCGACAGCACGTTTAAAAGCGCTAGCCCTAGCATTCAACCATGGATAATCAGAAATACTGTCATCAGCCAATACATGTGAATTAGGCATGCCATAAAAGTAATTAGTCACCGTATCAATTTGTATCTCTGCCTTTGAAATCAACTTATTAAACTCATCTTCTGATAATGAACCAGGCAATATATTAGAATATTCAGGATAAGTTAAATACATAACTCACTCCTTTCTGATGTTATTCACCGCCGCCTGGAGCTGGTTGCTCGGGTTCTTCACCAGTTTTTGACGACTTACGAACTGACTTGTTTTCAATCTTCTTAGTGTTTTGATCAATAACTGTACCATCAGTATAGTTAAATGGATTGATAGCTAGTAACTTAGTATCATCATAAATAGCGACGCCATAATGCATATCTGCATTAAACTTGGTTGACTTGGCGTCCATATCACGTCCGGTCTCTGCTTGTACTGCTCGCTTAAGATATGTCTTCATTGCATTAGGCTTAGCAACAATGGCCGATCCAACCGGAACTTTACGCGAACGGATAAACTGCCAACCCAATACGCCACCGAACACACCAGTTGAAAGAATTGAATCACCCAATACAGATGCACGATCCCAATCCCCAGCTGCTGCCTTACGAACCTTGTTAACATCTTTCGGATTCATGTAGATAATACCTTGTGATGAACCATCATCTTCAAAGTTGTTGTCAGAAGTATCATCAATAAATGCCGCTTCGATTGTGTCAATGAAATCCAACTTGGTAAAATCAGCAGATGGCAATGTTAAACGTGACTTAGTCGCCGTAGCAAGAGTGTCATTGTCAAGTTTTGAAGCGATAGCCATTGATATTTGACGTGTCGCTTCACCAACAGGATCACCATATCCAGACAATACTGATTCATCTGTCAACTTAACACCCTTAGCGGCTTTCTTGATTGTAAAAGTATCAGTTGAGTTAGTCATCTGTGTGTAATCAATAGGTGCGCCCTCAGCAACGTCTTTAGCATCGCCAATATAGTTCCAACGAGGAACAGTTACTGTATCGCCTGGGCGACCTTGTAATGTATCATCAATTGGTGCAATCGCACCAAACTTGATTGCTTTAGGAAGTTGAGCTAGAACCATTTCCCCCATTACTTCTGGGTCAATCATTTGCTCAAGTGTAGTTAAATCATTTGCCATAAATTATTCTCCTTTAAAATTTTCGGCAGCTGCTTGCGCATAAACATCTGGTTGAGATTGTTTAAGATCAAGTGCTTGTTTGTACGATAGTGAGCTTAGCTTAGGAATTTCAGAACCGCCACCTGATGGGTTTCCACCAGCCGTGATTTTAACGCCACCATTGCCTTTATCTGGTTCAGCAAATAAATAAGCATCGCTCGTTTGTAATTGCTCAATTTGCTCTTTAAGACCATGCACACCATCATCATCAACCGTAATAGCACCATCATTAAGCAATGCCTTAACTGCCTTAGGGTTCTTTGATTGTGCCTCACGTAAAGCAAGTTCAATCGCACCATCACGCTTCAACTGTGAAATATTAGACTCATAATCAGTCTTAGCTTGCTTATTTTGGTCTTGCAACGCTTTGATTTGAGTTTGCAACTCTTCGTTTCCGTCAGCCTTACCCGACAAATCTTTTAGTTGCTTATCGCGATCGCCAATTTGTGAAGTTAAATCAGTGTTTTGTTGCTTCAACTGTTCTAATTCACTCTCGGTAGCCTTTGACTTCTCTAAATCCTTACCGCGTTCAGCCATGACTTGGTTTACTTGGTCATCTGTTAGACCAAACTTTTGCAACGTTTCCCTGTTCATAAAAATCTCCTTCGTGTTTTTAACGGTGTAACGTCACCGAATTTTTTGAACTTTAAAAAGCAGTTTATAGACTTGCTCGGGTCTGATATATTTTTCAAAACAAATTAGATAATAATGACATGTTAGACAAGTGGTATGTCATTATATCCCATGCTGACTCACCTTTTTCTTGTACAAAACGTCCGTTTTCTGATTTACGGTAGGTCAACACAATTTTAGGGTTTTCAGCAGCTTCCATAATTATTTCAACCTTTTTAAGAAACTGATATTGTATTCTCTTGCCATCAATTTCAATATCATAATCAAGGGATTTTGTAACTTTACCGCCTGAATTATGGTTCTTATTGATTGATAATTTAGTTACTACCTCGTTCATACCGATCTCCTACTTGCTGTATACCTGTTCACGCGAATAATCACGACCAAGATAATCTTTATCGCCAATAAACTCACGTAAATTCTTTTGTTGGTTGGATATTTGCGACTTCATCTTAGATGTCATATCCGTATCTTTCAATTGTTGTGCAGCCGCCAAACGTTTCTTGCTAGCGCGTATCGCACGTTCCATATTGCGCTGTCTCTGTTGTTCTTTACCGCGCTTAACTGCTTCATCAGGGTCATACTGCTTAGGTGTAACATCAGTATTCACATCTGGGTCAAATGGCGTTAAGGTGTGGGAACAACCAGCGCCTTGAGTTCCTGCAAATGTGCCATAACCATGATTGTAAATGCTGTCATATTTAGATTTATAAGCTTCGTTATCACTTGTAACTACATTAACTACACGTCCCTGAATAGGCGCACATGCTTCACGAGCAGCAGGGTGTGAACTCATCATTGCTTGTCCCATACCATAATCATGCATGCGCTTTAATCGTAAGTCATTAAACGTTCGATGTGCTGTTGCATTAACAACTAATCGTGAATAGCTCTCCAATGACCAACTATTGCCACCTTTATCAACCAGCGTTGTCTGAATGCCCTTGTCAACCCATTTATAAACGTTATCTCTAACAGCTTTCTCTGGCGTTTTAAGCCCACTCGTTACTTCAAGTGTTGATTGCTTAACAATACTTTGAAACGTCTTCATTGCTGCGTTGTTTTCGTAGTTAGTAGTCAATAATGTTTGATTAACATTGTTATTGATATCCAAGAACGTTTGTCGCATAATTGAGTCCAACATATCAGCAGTATCAGCACCAACAGACACTTGTTTCTTCATGATATTCTGCAGTTGTTTATCAACCTCAAGGACTATTTGTAGGCCATCACGTTTAATCATGCTGTTGAGTTCGTGTTCGGATATCTTGTTAGCCTTAGCAACTATCTTGATCACTTCACGAGTCAATGCACGCATCTTACTTAACTGTTCAACTTGCCACATCAAGGCATTATCAGCATTTACTTTTTCAAAGTCGCTACCTTTTATTTCTTTAATCAGTAGTTTGAATATATCTTGCTCTAACTTTGCATAAATATTCGTTATGTCGTCCGCTTGTTGTTGCATTGTGTTTGGCGTAATCATTCATCATTGCCTCCATCGTTTCCACCCAACATGCCAGACTGTGCATTACTCATACCATCTGTTTCAGGTGCTTCACTCTGCAACTCATCTATCCAATCTTGTGCATCATCTTCACTCAAGCCATAGTTACGCATTAAGAAGCGTTTCTTAGGCATAATATTTGCCACGGCTACTTTTAAATCTTCTTCAAGCTGTTTATCCTTATCAACAAACACACCATCATCAAAATGTAGGTTAATCTCTAATGGATTGTTGACTAAATCAACTGACAATGGTGATTGCTTACCGTCAAATAGCTCTGACTTGGTAGCCAACTGCACGATCGATATAATCAGCTCTTTAATTTGCTTCTCAACTTGCGTAATGTAGCTCGATCGCGTCCGATAGGTTTCGCTGTTGTCAGATACGACCTCCGTGGCTGTCTTATCGCTCTTTGTCGAGTCAGTTGACAATGTGCCCTGCGATAACCCGATATTGTTTTCGAACTCGCGTATGAACACTTGAAGCGCTTCACTGTACTGGTCAACACGAATATCATTAGTTAAATCTTGTAGCAATGGCTTGCCGTCTTTAGACTCACCAGTCTGCATGAATACATCATCATCTGGATCAAATATTGGGTACCCTTGATTTAATTCATCACCCGCATGTTCCTTCTTCGGTTTCATCAATGTGCCGTCAATAGCAATACGCCGTTTGCCTAGCTTAACTTCACGATGGAACTGGTCTTGCGCATTATTAATAGCTTCAATAACGTGCTTGTTGTTCTCAACAATGCCAATACCCAATGGGCTTTCGATTGATTTATTGTTCTTGCCAGGGGTCTTGAAATAAGCAAACGATGGTCTCACTACATCACTAATAACTGCCTGTTCCGGTAAATCGTTAAAGACATCAATGGCAGATAAATTAGTTTGTTGGCCCACTTCACTTTGAGTTTCAGAGCGGTAGAGTTCATTAGTAATCGTTTCTTGACTCACGCCATCGAATTCATGAAATTCTAGTAATGAGTACCAAACGGTCTTATTGTTCTCTGAACGCGTTGTACGGTTAACAATAACCGCTGATTGAATGTCGCTAGTGTTAGATTGTAACGGCACAAATTGATCTGCACGGATCCAAGCTAACTTAATCTTGGTATTGTTTTCAACATATGGCCGTATTGCAAATCCACCTGTAACAATGCCGGTCTCTAAATACTCCTCATACTTCAAATTAAACAGATTATCAGTTAATACTGAATCAATAAACCCATCAATTTCTTCATCAGCAACCGAAACCGTCACTTGTTCATTGAATATGACTGATGCCAATTTACGTGCTGCTTGATGCGTAATTGATAGTGTCGATAATTTACGTGTCCGCTGTTCGTTATTCGTGTTATGGAACTTGATATCAGCAAACAAGTCGCTGTAATAATCCAAGTCTTCACGTATTCGCGCAATCTCACTGACAGGCAAATTAACGCGTGGGTCATCAGTAATATTTGCAAGTGTTTTCCCAAAGCCCATGCTTATCTTTCCTTTCGTGAAAAAATCATGTAGTTTATCTCTAATCGTCATATTTGCTCCTACCATGCAAGGTCTAGTACTCGTTCGTTGTCCAAAACAAGATATTGTAGCTGGTCACACGTGTGGTCTGCCACCTTGATTACTTCTGGTTTATCAGTGTGCAACGACTTCTCTTCCCACTGATAGCGCTTATGCTCCTCAATAAACTTATTAAGATTTACCTCTGTTGGCAGATAATAAAAACGACCCTGTGCAAGTAAGTTCTGCACACGATCGATCATGTCTGGTTTCTTAAGTTTTGCTACAGGGTGCCAATCAACACCGTAATCTTTATGATACTGATTACGTAATGAGGCTTCGGCACTATCCATTGTCATATTGCTAATGGGCTTACCATACTTGCTATACATTCGTTCGATAAAGTCGTGTATGTTCTTAGACAAGTCATCAGGTGCCATCTTATCAACCTTGCCCTCTGGACTGTAATACCATGTATCTAACAGCACCACAATACGATGGTATGTTACGCCATAACAGCCAACAGTCGTGGCAGAGACAGAATGACCCACATCGGCAGAAAAGTATAAGTCAACTATTGAATCATCAAGTTCTTCCAAATGTTCCAAGCGTTTAAATAAGTCCATCTTGTAAACGTTAGTTCCAAGTCCAACAGGCTCACCTAAGAATTGCCATCTGTAATAGTCGTAATCATTGACCTTGTATTTCTCAATGTCATGCAAGTATTGGTCTGACAAGAAGTGTAAATCATCATCTAAATACGTTGTATGCACCACTAGGAAATCAGGGTCATCACGAATAGTCTCAACCCACTCATTTATCCAATCATAAGGATTGCGCGGTGGGTTGTACGAAAATATCGTAACAACTTGCATGCCCTTAGGTAGTTTTTGACGGGTATATGACAATTGAACAGTATGTATCTCGGTGAAGTTACTAAACTCGGTAGCCTCTTCAAACCATAACCAACGAACATATCCTTTAGCTATCTTGAACGACTTTTGTTTACTTGGGTCATCAACACCAGAAAAGTAAAACCCACTACCATTACGCCTATCTATAATTTCCATAGGGGATGTTTTAAAGCGGAACAGCCACGACACATGTAATTCATCTAATGCCCATTTAATCTGCTCATACACGCTACGCTTTAGGTTTCCTGCCACCTTACGATAACAGACGACATTGGCATCTGCATCGTCCATCATACCCATTGCTAGATACATGCTAATGGCACTGGACTTAGTGCTAGCTCGTCCACCCTCTTCGATAATGTTTGATGCGCGCGTTTCCCATAAGTGGTCAAAAGCTGGATTAACTAACTTAGCTACGTTCATCTTCTTCTTGCCTCCTATCGAAACCAATCACTTGCACATCATCACTATCCGCTGCTCTTTTATCTAGGTAACTAAGCAACTCTTGGCGTGCCTTGCTACGATCATGTAACTCAACAACCGGCCCATCTTTACCTATTCGCATAGACTTAATGGGTTTAGTGTCTAACTTATCTTTTTCTTTGAACTGCAACCATGACTTGTGAAATATTTCCGGATTATCTTCGGTATCAAGCTTCACATCACCTTCCGAATCAACATGCAATACGTCATATCTTCCAAAGTCTATGTAATCACCAATATCAGCTCGTGCCTCAATAACCATATCTTCCATCAAATCAAAAGAGTCCACGCCTAGCTCTTGTAGTTTAGCTTTGCGCAGACTCTTTATTTCGTTTTTAATGTTATCATTTGTCAACATGCGAGAACCACTAACTCTTGCAGTGCTGTACGGTACATCGTAAACATTTATGTACGCTTGCGTGGCATTAGAAATACGAAGATAGTCGATAACAAAGGCCTTTTGCTTATCAGTTAGTGTACTGTCGCTTAGTTCTTCAATAGCTTTTTCAGTCGGTTTTTGTTTTGCAACCTTTGCAACCTTTTGTGCAACCTTTTTATCTTTGGTTGCAACCTTATCTGAATTCCAATATCGTGACTTCCAAGACTTAACCGTGCTTATAGACACGCCATGCTTATCAGCAATATCTTTATACTTCAAACCAGACAAATAATCTTGCTCGGCTTCTTCATATTTTTTCATGTCATTTAAAGCACCTCCTTTCAATGTTTAGTGCAAAATAAAAAGCGCATAAGCGCTTGATATATTTTAATATTTTGATAGTTCTTCATTCACAAATTCTACATCATCATCAGGAATTGTGAATGCAACAAACGTATTATCTCCTTTACCAGATAATAAATATTTATCAAATTGCGTTTCAAGTTTGTCTATAACTTCTTGGTTACACAGGCTCCTTAAAGCACCATAAGTAAGTGGTACTGATTCAGCCCCTTGATTGAAAAAAAGCACAAAGTATCTATCTGTTTTATTTATTTTAGATATAAACATTTTAATTCCTCCACTAGCAATAATTATACTACGAGAGATTTGCTATTTCAGTTAAAATTTAAAATGATAGCGAGCAGCTTTTTGTTTCCAATCTGCATTATTCAACAATCCTGATTTATTTAGATCGATTATAATATTGGCAGCTCTTACAAGTCCGATACGATGCCTACGTTGAATTGCATTAACCGTTTTAATAAAATTCATATCCGTTTTTAAATCACCAGCATTGATCATTTGTATAGTTTGTTTGATTAATTTATCTTTTTCCATATTTATCTCCTCAACATAACTTGTGTCAAAACTCTCGATGTAATGTGTAGCTTTAATTAAAAAACGTTCCAAAAAATCACCAATGGCGTTAAAAATATTCCTAATTATTTTAAACACATTTATCTCCTTAACCACATCATGTGGCTCTTGTAATCAATGTTGCGATTATCCACAACTTCCGCTCTAATCTGCACACGCGCTCTTGCATGCCTTGCTACACTTTCACGCTTGATCTCATCTGCATGTTGCATATTGATATCTGTGGCATCGCGTATGTGTCTGTTGCGTTGTCGCTGCTCTCGTATTAATTCTTCATCGTTCATAATTTACTCCAATAAAAAAACACCAGTTAAGGTGTTGTTATTTGATTACTTATTTTTTCGCCATACTCTTTTAAATGAATTGTATAGGTGGAGTTCTCTCAATACTTCCAAAAACAACCTAAAAAGTGCCCTATCTAATTCATTCCAAGCTTCTACGAATGTTGTTGGCTCTTTTTTCATAATCACCCCCCGATTACGGTTTATCTTTAAGTTGCTATAAATGGCTGTATTAAGGCATTTGCTTATTTGCTACCATCATTTTTGATGGTCTCAACTATTAAGGATTACTTAATAGCTCACTATGTACGAGTGTTTCCACTCTTTAACAGATACAGACATACTAGACCGTCTTCCTTGGCTAGCAATGTGAATGGCAGGGTTTGAACCTGCTTATCCTCTACGTCCCATTGACATCTGGCATTGTTTATCCAGACGACATTCACATAATGATAGGTATTCCAACCTATCTATTTAACCCAAACACCACTTGTTCCTGCAAGATGTGCTCTTCGTAATTCTTCGATACTACCATTATCGCACTGTTTTTAAGCCAATTCGCGACATAAAAGCGACGTCATTTTAGCACTATTAGTTATCCACAGCTTTAAGTCTGCTTTTGATGAGTGACGTTATTTCAGCTAAATCATCTATGGTCGCCTCTTTCTTGATAAAATTTGTAGTTTGCTCCTTACCTTTGTCGTACCAGAATACATTGCCAACTTCCCTTTTGAACCAGTTAACATAACGTTGACCTTGGCGTGTGCCAATTCCAGTTAATGATTCAATCGCCAACCAGTCTTGACCTAATCTTTTGTCAAAATGAAATTTAACGACATTGCGCACATCTGGATCGAATGAATCTTCAATTCTTCTTACCAGTCTCGTTGCATAATTTAAGTCAGCGCGACATTTATTAAGCATCACGTCTTGCTCTTTTCTGATAATCATATCGTCAACAGGTCTAGAATGTTTGTTTTGTGCACGACCACCGCCAATATTCTCATCATTATTAGTCGACGTTTCGATTTCAATTATTCTATCAGTAACTTTATTCTGTAACCGACCTGAATAATAATCGGACAACAGTCTGTCAATTCTATCTGCCATGCCACTCCTTTAATTACTTATCTCCTACTGGCAACAACACTGCTTCAGTTAGTGGATTAGTCCACTCTTCTGCCTGCTCTTTGGTGTCAAATTTAGCTGCAGCTTTTTTGGGAGAATGATAGTCAGGCGATACAATCAGTTCATTATCTAGGTATATATCATCATCTCCAGTTGGTATTGTTGGGATTAGCCGGACAAACCACTTCTTATCAGGAGTAATTTCAATGGTCTCATCAGGCCGTTCTGGGTCAAAGTTTAAGAACGCTTTAGCAAATTGATTGGATAGTCCATCGTCTAAACACCCAGGTAATGCTACCTTCTTATTCAAAAACGGAAAAGCTTTATGTCTCTTAAAAATACGGTCAATAGCTACATATACGGACGAACACTGTCTATAAATTTCTTTAAACTCATCAAATTCTGCCTGCGTCATCTTCACACGTGGTTGAAGCTGTTGCTTGGTATAGAGGGGAATATTTACAGAGGTAGATATATTCCTTGAAACACCTAAATATTCACCACTACCAGTCTGCCATATATATGCTACTGGTTTCATTTCTTCACTCATGTTAAATCTCCTTCTGTAGCTCAGTCAGTAGCTCTTCTGCTGAATAAACTGGTAACATGTTATCCCATGTTATACCCCCTGTTTCAGCACCTTTGTAGGCTCTTTTATAGGTGTCATTATTATCCCAGCATACTGTTGCAACTGGACGTTTAGGCAATTCATTATGTTCAATGACATGCCGTACTTCTTCGATTGAATATAAAGGTTCGACGTTGTCCAAATTATCGATCGGTTTTAAAGTGTTTACTTGAAAATTACCTGAAAAATCTTTATAAGCCCATGCGTATACTTTTTTATCTGTCATTACTTTCCCTCCCTTACCACACGACAACGGCATAATTTCTACCGAATTTTTCATTGCATTCATCTGCATATTCCAGCGCCTGTTTTAGTTTGCTAAATGATTTATTTACTTGACCTGCAATTTTAACTTTGTACATTATTTCTCCCAGTCTCCAAATACCATTTCTTTGTTATCAAAATTAGGCAATGATGTTTCGTAGTTTAAGACCTCATCAAGTGTTAACCCTGCTTGATCCAGTAATTCACATTTTGCTAACGTGACATCTATTAAATATCCACGCCTGCTTGTTGAAAAGTTTTTAGTGTGCATATTAACCGCTGAATTACCAAATGGGTAATTACTAGCAAATTTAGAGTCTTCAAATTTTTCTCGCTCCCACAAAACAACAGTAACTTCTCCCTTACTATTCGGAAATGTCATAAACAGCCATTCAGTTTTCATCTCGTCTCCATTTCAAAAATTCATGCAAATCATCTATGAATTTCTTGCGCCAATCAGTTTGATTTTTCATATAATAAACCACCTATATATTCAATAACATTTACCGTTACACTGTTTCCTGCTTGCTTGTATAGCTGACTATCACTTAAACCAGCTTGTTGCGCTTTATCAAATAGAACGTCTGGAAAAGCTTGTAACCTCCAGCACTCTCGAGGTGTTAGTTTTCTTATTCTTAAATCAGATGTCAACATTGCTTCTCTTACTAAAACTTGTTTTGGTTGCTTATAATCAGTTGCAGCTAAAGTTGGGCTTAATCCATCAGTTCCCAAAACATTCCCTCTACGCCCATGCCTGGGGTTATCTACATCTGTTAAATCATTTATTTTGGCGGGATTATTAAGTATTACTTTTGGTATGTTACCACTACCACCATTTGCTTTTACAGTCCTACATAATCCTTGATCATCATGAACTTCTTGCTCAAAATGCCATCCATAATCAGATTTTCCTTTTAGCGGATTTATGACATTTGCTGTATTAACTTCTCCGTTTTCTCCGAAGAAAGGAAATACTTTTCGTCCACTGTCTTCTCTAAGATGTCCGATAATGTACACGCGTTCCCGATTTTGAGGGACTCCGAAGTCTTTACTGTTAAGTACACGCCATTCGACATCGTACCCCAATTCATCAAGCGTGTTGAGTATTGTTCTGAAAGTGCTCCCTTCATCGTGATTGAGTAAGCCTTTGACGTTTTCAAGGAATACAAAGCGTGGTTTGATTTGTTTAACCGCTCTGGCAACCTCGAAGAATAATGTCCCTTTTGTTTGATTAAGAAATCCCTCACGTTTTCCGGCAATACTGAAAGATTGGCAAGGAAAACCTCCTGCAATGAGTTCGACTTTTCCATTAAATTTTCTCCATTCTTCATCTGTTACCTTATTAATATCATCAGCAGACCATTCATTTGACGTATCATACATTGATTGGTAAGATTGCCTAGCAAATTTATCAATTTCAACCCATCCGACAGGTATGTTTCCTGCACGTTCTAGTCCTAATCTAAATCCACCTATGCCACTAAATAAATCTAAAAATCTCATGATTTATTCCTCCAAAAACTTATCTAAACTCAAATCAAGTGCCTTAGCTAACTTCACTACTGAACTAAATTGCGGGTCACGTCGCTGACCGCGAACAATTAACCTGACATTAGTGCTGTCTTTCAGTCCAGATATTTTAGCTAACTGCGAGTAAGTGTAATCAAGATCTAACATGCCTTTCGCTACAACACGACCAATATGTGAGTTGTATTTTGAATGCGCGTAATACTCAATCGCTTCCTTACGCGAAATGACAATATCTTGCTGCCTTGTGTTCATGTTTCAACCTCCTGACTAAAATTTATTATCGTTAATCACTTGCACGTCTACGATTACTCTGGGTTGCAAGCCATAAACCTTGCTGTTAATTCCCTGGACGATTGCATTATCGTCTTTCCAAAGAATGCCATTTAACGCATCTTCGGTGCTTTTTACAAAGTTGCTCAAGTCTGGTTTCTTGCGTGGCAATAGTTGACCGACAATCGCCATCTGTCTCTGCTTAGCGGTAAATGACTTAGGTATTGACCTGACAAACGTCATACTGACCGACAGGGCACCTTGTGGCATTTCATACCCACGCTTTTTGGTTTCAGAACGCGCTATCAGTCCAAGTGTTTCCTTGTATAATTTAGTCTTTTTTGGATCGTACATTCTCACGCCATTGCCAAATCTGACTGCTCTGGGTCGTTCTTGTTGTTGTGGTTCGATGAAAAACTCGAATATCATAATAACGTCCTCTCGTACTTTCTAAGACGTTTGAAGTTTTAAACGTCTATTTATACCAAACAACTATTTAGGCGTGCTTATCATATGTTAAATTGCATTTAAACTAACATCAGCGTATGACACCTGTTTTATTTTCGCACCGAGGCGTTTGGCGACTGATAGTGCTGTTAAATTATCACTGAATAACTTGACTCGTCTGCCGTCTCCGTCGTGGTGCCACATGTAAACTTTTGTGCCGTCTTTTTTAACCAAAATATTTGATAATATGCCGTATTCTTCATGCTTGACAATATGTGTGAGATTTATTTTTTGTGGTTTATTTTCAAATTTGCGTTTAGCACCGCGTTCAAACGATAATACCTTAACTTCATGACCTTTATTGAACAGCTGTGCGACTGTTCTGTTAGCTGTCACCCTGTCCTTGTAGCTTGTTTCAAACTTTCCGTCGACATACAATTCGTAGTATCTCTTACTCTCTAACCGTCCCAAATCTTCGTCCTCTGCTTTCTAATTCTCTTATTATTTCAGGTGTGACCAACACACCGTTAATGTGATATTTGCTTTTAAACTCCGGTAATCCAACGCGGTGCAACTCCATATGGTGCGCGTGGCTTAAACTAAATACTGTGTTGCCAACATTGCTAATGGTGTTTCTATCGCGCCCCATACCTACTGCATGTTCGCCATGAGCTAACTCAACCGGATTTGATCCGTCAATGACATCGAAACCGTTAATCAGCGACATATACTCCCAATGCCTAATATCATCTGGTTCAAGCGCATCTAGTGGCTTAAACTTCAATGGCACATCGTGCTCTGCCACGAAGTCTAACATGAATGTGATGAGTTCAGCAGCTACTGACTTCTCAACATCTCGCAACGAGAACTCATCAACATCTTTGAACTCTTCAAACCACATCTTGAATAATTGCTTGACATATTCTGGCATATCACCTGACCAGTTCGATATGTCACGGAACAAGGCGTATATGAACTTGCGTTGCTGCGCGCTAATCTCACGGTCATCTCTGACTTGTATTTCAACCAATGTTTGTTTAAACAGCTGATAAGTTGCCATGAATTTATTTGCTGACTCATCATCTTCAAATCTGAATATGATTTCATTGCCTGCTTTTTTAGTTGGGTATGCTTGGAAGATTTTCATTACTTCTCCTCACGGGCTTCACACCCTGTCGCATGGTCACGCCATGTCGTGCGGACGCAGGTAATTCTGACAAACCTCTTCCACTGTGACTAATCAGTTTAACGACGATGATTTGGTCGTCACTTCATTTCAGAAATTCAGATATTTTTGTCAAAGCATTTTGAAAATCTCTGCCGGTATACAATTCATCTGCTGCAAACTCTTTAAACAATTTTGAGAACGCCCGCTTAACGTTGATTTGATAAATTTCAAATTCTGTTGGCTTTGGCTTTTCGTTCTGTTCAACCTCAGCTAATCGCGCACGCATCACAATTTCATTCTGTATTTTGTTAACAATTTTACCCGTTGCTGTAAACGTCCCTAGCTTTCGCCAATTATCAGCTTTCAACTTATGCTGCGCATCTAAATCATGCAAATCATTTTGTTCTGACACAAATTCTTCAAGAACTGGCATGTTAGCTTCAAGACGTTCGCGTTCCCACGTGTTAGTCCGCTCAACCAAATCTTCACGAACACTAATTAATGTGTCTAACGCTGCGACTGCTCCGTGATTTTCTTCGTAGAATGCCGAGCTCCTTAGTTTGTCTTCTTCTTTCAGACTTTTCTTAATAAGGTCGGCATTTTTTTTTAAATCACTCTTAACAGCATTCGTACGTGATCCTTGTTGAGCAGTCACAATCACATCTGGTAGAGATTTATACTCTTCCGCAACGGAGAGTAAGTCACTGTAATTTGTCATGATGCCGTTTTCAAAAGTTAATGATGGCAATACTGTTTTTATTTCCGTCATTGCAATTCTCCAATCTCATCAAACAAGGGCGCATCTGTTGGCTTAGTCTCTTCTACATCTGCAAATGGATTAGGAATGTCATCATTGATTGTTACTGTTTCTGGTTCTTTCTCAGGCTCAGGCTCACTTTTTGGGACATCAATAATTGTATTTTCGTGTGAATCTACCGGTGTCACATCAACAGTTGCACGCTCTTCACGGTCATCTTCTGCCAATGCCTGTGCAATCTTAGATGTCTTTGGTGCAAATTTAAGTAAGTCTTTCATGACTGTTTTAATGGCCATGGCATCGAAATTTGAATACCATGGTGTTTTAGGCGTGTTCCCCCATTTATCTTTGTAGTCCGGACCCTTAAACGTTTCACTGAATTCTGTTGCGTGTTTTAGGACACGCTGCATTGACCAATATTTAACGATGCGCTCACCAGTTTTGACATCTGTGTAATAAGCAATGTACCCAACTTTTTTAGCGTTCTCATCCATTTCTGGGTCATAATCTTCATTGCCAATCTTTAACTCATCAAACAGTGAGTTGTATTTTACATCATGACCTTCATAAACAACGCTGCCACCAATATGTGAAATGAGTCCTGTGTTTTGAACTAGCTTGATGATGCCGCGATAACCCAATTGGAATTGTGGTTTAACATCAGTCGTTACCCATTCGCCATTAACCTTCTTGCGTTTTCCGTAAGGGATCACATATGCTTCTCCCAAATCAGGTAATACGGACAAATCGAGTACTGCTGCACGCATTGCCGTGCTTGTTAACTCGCCCATGTTTGTTTGTGCTAAATCTGGGTTTAGTCCAACCAATGTTGATAGACCACTCAAGAATGAGGGCGCGTTGTCTTTCAAAACTTGCGCAAAATGCTCTTGCATCTTGTCACTGTTAATTAATTTCTGTCGTGTTGCTACTTCGTTTGCCATACTAATCTCCTGTCTAATTAATGCTCAATTTCAATTCACTAAGTTCTTCGTTAATTTCTTCAATGTAATTGAATACCTGATCTACTTCCTCAAGCGCATTGGATCTCTCTGACTCCAAATACTCAATACGTGACTGCATGCGCTCCCAATTTCGATCCGGTTTATCAGGATTGTAAAAATCTAACGCGTCCTGTACCATTTGACTACCTCCGTATTTCCTGATATTATTGAGGTATAAATTACATTTCAGATTATTTATACCTCACGTCTAACCACTCCTATGGCTAGGCGTTTTTTATTTGTCAACAACTTCAAACCCCCAATCGCCACCGAGAAATGAACTCAACGCCCTCACTCTGGCATCTATCCAGTCAAACGTATCGTATGTCCTAACATCACGTTCAACAATCACACCATTTTCCGTTCTTACTGCTTGAAACACCTTAATCACTCCCTTACATCTTCCAGACCGACAAATAATAAAATGTTTGCCGGTTTTTTAGTTACTAATCGACTAATTAGCTTGTCGTTGTACATAGTGCTTAATTCGCTCCGTGTGTTATTTGAAGTGATAATGGTACACTTAGTCCTTTTATCGTTTTCGTCCACCTCGTAGCGCGCGTCAGCCACTCTCATGTAAAACTGTTGTAAACGCTCGGTTGCTTGACGAACTGAACCAGCCATACCGACTTCGGAACCAAAATCATCAATCACTAAGACATCTACTTCTAACATTGATTTCTCAACGCGTTTTAATTTAGCTTTAGCTTGCAAGTCTGAAAAATCAAACATCACCGCTTCACGCAAGGCTACAGCACTAACAAACATGGTCGTCTTATTCGTATACTTCTCAAACGCATCAACTATCGCTAATGTCATGGCAGTTTTACCAACACCTGCGGATCCGTTTAAGAAAACATTGAATGCTTCACGTCTTAATCGTTTGAACAAGTTTTGTGTTTGCACTTTAATTTCAGTTGCTGACTTTTTATTTGGCTGTCGTTCTGGAAGCCAACGTTCAAAGGTAAATGTCGTCTTCTTACCTGACGGCCATAAACTATCGCGTTCGTAAACCTTGCGTTTTAGTGCCAGATAATCTTCAGCAGATTTTTTCTCCGCTTGCTGATCTATTGCGACCAACCGTTTTTGCAATTCATCTTGACTAAGTAATTCGCCACCCTTATCTCTAATCCATTGTTTAGCCACATCTGATACGTTTTGCATTAGTCAAACCTCACACCATCTTTCCCCATCACAGCTATTAGTTGTTCCTCTCGTGACAGCTTGCTAATATCCTGCTTTGGTTCTGCGTTAGGTTTGTTGTGTCGCTTTGTTTCACTAGCTTCAATATCAGATAATGTAAATAATTTAGACTGATACCAACGTTTGGTAATTGATAAGACGTAATTCAAACTATTTGCACCATTCATTACTGCAATTTCAAATGCCTTGTTCAAAATATTGAATGACTCGTCAGTGCTGCCATTTTCTTTGGCGAAATCCATCAGCTCATCATTTAATTTTTGAGAAGCGATGGGGGAAATTGTACCGAAACCGTTTTTTTCAAACACCGCCACAAGTTTTTGGTAGTTTGTCTCTTGCTCTTTCTCTATCTCTAAACTCTTACTCTTACTCTTACTCTGTGCGACATTTTTGCGACTATCTTGCGACAATGTCGCATTCTCTGTTTTAGCCCGTTCTAATCGCTTTTGTTTGGCTGCTTCAGTTTCTGAACCTATCATTTCTTCAATTTGGTTCATATATATTTCGCCGCCGTCCAATATATTGATTAATCCAATTTGTTCAAACATTTTCATCGCAACTCTGACGGTGTCTACGTTTGAATTAACTAGCTTAGCAAGTGTTGGAATATCATAAGGAATGATTGTATTGCCAACAACTCGTTTCAAATACCCATCAAGCTTCAAAGATTTCAAGCACATTTTCAAATAGATAAGTGCGTACTCTTTTCCGTTTGGTTGATCTTCAATGTATGCCATGGTGTCATCATCGAAGAAATCTTCTTTGAGTTGTAGCCAGAAATAACGTTTTTTTCTGTCTGCCATCTCTACCCCTCTACCGCATGATTAATTTGCCATGCTGCCTCTTCTGGCGTATATCCCATTGAGATGAGTTTGTCGTAATCACGCTGTGCCTCACGATCATCGAACTTGCGTTCATCGTGTGTGAACCAGACAATGCCGCCAACGATGATGACGAACCATACTGCTGCTGTTATCATGTGTTACCTCCCTGACTTTTTGTCAATCCAATATTGAATTGCTGTGCCATCCCATCTCTTCATATTTCCACACACATAGAATGGCGGTGGGAATTTATTCTCACGCTTTATGAATTTCAAAAATGTGGCACGGCTCATGTGTAGATGATTTTCATCTATGATTTCCTTGATGATGTAAGACCTATTTTCAAATGTTGACATATGTGTACCTCCTATGCTGTCTCATTTAAATCTAGTGTCATTTGACGGATAACAGTTTTTGTTGCGGTTGACGGTTCCCAATCATTTATGAATGCGACAACGTCATTATAGTGTCGATTGCGTAGTTGTGTGCGTGTATCAATACCTGCAATAACTTTCACACCGTTATTAATATCCTTGAATAACTCACCACGTTGCTTAGCCGTTAAGTTGCCACCGAAGTCCTTAGCAGATTGTGAGACACGTTGATTAATACGCTTGCCAATATAGCTATACTCACCAGCCGATAGTGGTGTATTCTCTTCTAAGTCGGTTACACGCTCATCAACTTGAACTAATGTTTTATGGTCGTCATTTGAAGCAACTAACAGAGCTTGGATAACATCGTGTGGATTTGATGGCAACTGTGGTTGTTTCTTGATGTGCTTTCTCATATTGAAGTAACCGTCAACGAACTTGTCGTAGATGTCCCACGCTGTGTCATCTTCCAAAATCTTGAGCAGTTTTGAGTAACCGCGTTCTGACAATAGGTAAATGTATTTTGAGCGATTGATTTGATTTTGTGTAAATCCGTTATCACTCAAAGTGATAACGACATCTTTTGTCTTTAAATCTATAATGTCGATGCCGTCTTTGAAACGATTTCTATTTCTCTCAATGTTTTGATTGATAGTTCGCGTGTCAGTACCATGAATATCTGCGATGTCACGTACTAACATTCCTCGTGTTCCGTCTCCAAAGCCACCCTCAATGCCAGTGAACTCATATCCTGCCACTTGTTCTTTACCAATTACCTTTAAATCTTTCATGTTGATGTTCCTTTCTGTTATAATGGAACCGATGTTCCGTGACCTGACTACTTAGGATAGTTGGGTCTTTTTGTGCTATTATTTACTTGTTAGCATTGCCTTGTTAACAAGTAAATAAAAGGAGTAATCTTATGCCGTTTCACTTATATGCCAATTTAGCCCCAATGGGTTGGACTGAATTATTGCCAAACGATGATGAACAACCGGTGATCGGTCGTTTTTCTAATCCTTTAGATTGGTATGAAGAAGGAATGATGAATTATGCTAAGTCTGTTGAAGATGTAATTATCAATCCTATCGATACCATGCGCTCATATAAAGAAGTTTGGTATATTGACGTTTTCTATAAAAATAGAAACTATCATGTCACACCAACTCAGTTACAAGTTGTAACTGACTAAATTGTATGTTTGAGAGCTTGCTCAACTTCTTCTTGGGTTAAGCTCTTTTTTGGTGCGACGTGATAAGCATTACTTACTTTCGTGTAAACATCTTGCAACTCAGTTAAGCTAAGTCCGCTTAATGCTTTTATTACACTTGCTTTCTTTTCTGGTGTCATACTTTCCTCCTATGCCGGTTGTAAATGTACACTTGAAGTGTAGTTAGGTTTAAAAAAAATAATATTTTCAAACGGAATGTTTACAATCTTACTGAAGTTCCACGCTTGGTCTACTCTAAGAACTAACGTTCCTTTTTCATATTTTAAATATGAATTGACAGACATTTTCATTTTCTGTGCTAATTCTTTTTGAGTAAAACCTGCTCGTACACGAGCTGACTTGATATCAAATTTTGTATCCATACGCTACCTCCTTTCGATAAATTAACTATACTACACTTAAAGTGTAGTTGCAACCCTAAAATACACTTTTTTTAAATTAAAGTGTATTTTTATATAAATAAAATGTACAAAACAACACTTATAGTGTATATTTAATACATAGACATTAGATAAGGAAAATAAAAGAAATGGATATATCTCAAAATATTAAGTTTTATCGAAAGCAGAAAGGATATACTCAAGTTGACTTGGCTAAATTATTAAACGTAAAACCAACAGCTGTATCAGCTTGGGAATCTGGACGTAATAAACCGCTGATGGATAAAGTCACGCTAATGGCTAATGTTTTCAACATCAATATAAGTCAGTTAGTTGGAGATACATTTGAGGTTAATGATATAAACCCTGTTTATAGTAAGCTAGATGTAAATAGAAAGAAAAACGTTTATAAGTATGCTGTTAATCAGCTAGATGATCAAAATAAGATTATTCAAATGCCTGAACCAACTCCAGAATCTGAATATGAAGAATTTGAACTATTCGGTGCTGTTTCTGCTGGTACGGGTGAATACTTAACTGATAATAAGCCTGAAAAAGTTATGTACAAAGGTATCGTTCCAGAACATGACTTTGCTGTCATAGTCAACGGAAACTCAATGCTACCCTTATTTGAAGATAAGCAGATTTTATTTGTTAAAAAGACTGACGAAATACGTTCTGGCCAAATAGTTATTGTAGATTACGACCATCAAGCCTACGTTAAAAAATTCGTTAGAGATGAAAAGAGCTGTCGGCTGGTGTCTCTTAACAAAGAATACAAAGATATGCCTATTGATGAAGAACACGATATTCATATATACGGAACAGTTGTTTTATAAACCGCTAAGCGGTATACATATTATGTGCTGAACAACCACATTAAAAGGTTAAGGAGAGAAGTTTCATGAGTAAGAAAATTGTTGGAGAAGACGGAAAGACATATGTTCAAAAAAAGCCTTTCTACAAAAGAGTTTGGTTCATCATACTCATAATTGTTATTGCCTTAATTACGATTATTAATATGGGAAAAGGCGATGAAAAATCAAGTTCTGAAAATTCTTCTAGTAAAGTATCAAAAAGCTCTTCATCATCTTCTGATAAAAGTGAAAGTTCAACTAGTTCAGAAGCAAGTACATCATCCGAAAAATCAAGTTCTAGCGAAGAAAGTTCATCTGAAGAAGCAAGCAGTAGCTCATCTTCATCAAGCGTTCCTAGAGAATATAAGTCTGCCTTAAATAGCGCCGATACGTATGCTAATTCAATGCACATGTCAAAAGCTGGACTTTATGAGCAACTGACTGCAGATGCTGGTGAAAAGTTTTCCCCAGAAGCTGCTCAATATGCCGTTGATAACGTTAAAACTGATTGGAACAAGAATGCTCTAGAATCAGCTAAATCATATCAAGAAATGGATATGTCACCTGAATCAATTAGAGAACAATTAACATCTGATGCTGGCGAAAAATTTACACAATCTGAAGCTGATTATGCAGTAAACAATCTTCAAAAGTAATTCATGCCCTTTCGGGCGTACATATCAGACAATGAAGTCTTTAAAATAAGCAAATAAAAAGCACACCCTATCCGCCAAGATAATCAGGTGTGCTAAAGACTAAAAGTTAAACGCACGGGGCGTTCTAGTTAATTATAACAGATATAAGCCCCCTTTTTAAGTATGGATTTTAGGAGGCTTTTTATTATGGCATCAATTTACCGACGTGGTAAAAAATGGACGGCCAATGTTTTTATTGTAAAAAATGGAAAACGCACACGAAAAACAAAATCTGGGTTTGGCACAAAGTCAGAAGCAAATAATTGGGCTACTGATACTGAATTTAAGAAACAGAATCACCAACTATCAACAAGAAATTCTTTATTTATTGATGAGTTTAAAGAATGGTATACGGTATTTAAAGAACCGCAACTAGAGACAGCTACTAAGGTCTGGTACAAAACGACTACTAATTTGCTAACTAAGAAATGGTTTGACAAGAAAATTAACGAAGTGACGTCAAAAGACTTTCAAATACTACTGAACGACTACGGTGACAAGCATGTCAAATCATCAGTTTTGAAGATTAAAAACATCATCAGATCTTTCGTGATATTCGCGTTAGATGACGGCATGATTGCCAAAGATTTCGCCAGAAATATAACTACCCGTTCTAAAATTAAAAGTAAAGACGTTGAATTGAAATTTTTAGAATCAGATGAGATGAAAAAATTAGTTGATAGAATAAGATATAATGATTCTGTTTCTTGTAAAATGATTTTAACGGCAATTTATTCTGGTATGCGATTTTCTGAAATAACCGGACTAACCCCCACTGATTTTGACTTCAACAACAACACCATTAATGTCAATAAATCATGGCAAATGCAGGATCAAGCATTCAAGGATACTAAGACTGAAACATCTAACAGGATAATCAGCATGCCGGATTCATATATGACTATCGCTGAAAAATGGACACTGGGTGAACGCTTTGCGTTTGAGGGAGACAGCGGCAAACCAATATCAAATAATGCCGTCAACAAACGTCTTAGGTACTATTTAGATATGGATGACAGTACGCCAATTACTTTTCACGGATTAAGGCATACACATGCTAGCTATCTTTTATCGCAAGATATTGCAATTCAATACGTCAGTGAACGATTAGGACATGCAGATGTCAACATCACATTAAGTGTGTACGCGCACTTGTTAGACAAGAAACGTGAAGAAGAGACCGATGCAACAATTAAGTCGTTAAATAACATCTAGTGCTACAATGACGTTAGTGCTACAAAAGTGCTACATAGTGGTTATAAACGTTGTTGTATCAACGCAATACATTCCTGTCAGCGGCATATTTGCTGTTTTATCAACGTTGTTGGTAGGACGGCTTTTTTGTTTGTAAACGCTGGTGTCACTGGCGTTTCAGTGTTTAATAACGTCAATCTACATTTAACTAAAAACAATCTTTTCGCATGTTAGTGCTACAAAAGGGCTACAAAACTGACCACCACAGCCTAAATAGTTAATTGTCCTTTTTTGTAAGAATTTATAAAAAAGTGTATCATTTTCTTAATGTGCTTATATTGTTACATAGTCGTCATATAAATACGTTATATTACAATTAAATAATAACAACATGGGGAGGTCCATCATATGCGGCGTTCTAAACCTCAATTTCACATTAAATGGTGGCGCATCATTAGTTGGCTCTATTTAATTAGTTTATTACTTTATGGTATTTACACAATTGCAACTAATTTACGTCATTGGTAA